GGGGGGGCCGAGTGGCCCCCCCTTTTGTTTTGTATCACGGAGTGATGTATAGGTATGTTTGTTTTCGTTAGTTGCTGTTGGTTTTCGTGGGCGCGCGCGTGTGTTCGCGCGCGTTAACGTGCGTGGTCGCGCGCGCGCGCCCACGCTGTTTGGCTTTAGTTTTGGCGGCGTAAGCCGCTTAGTTGGGACTTTCGCGTAAGCGAAGTGCCCTTGACTTTGTGTTTGAGTTGTATTATCTTAGTTGATGTTGGTTCATGTTTCTTTTTTTCTGGAGGAGTGGCTTATGAAGCCCGACGTTCGTATTGCTCAGATTGAGCAGAGTATTTCTCGGACAGAGGCCGAGATTGCCGCGTTGGATGTGTACCTGGCGACGCCAGGGAATAGTTCGGTCGCAGCGCATGAGCTGCGGGATGATTTGGAGATGAAGTTGAAGCGGCAGCAGCGCGCGTTGCGCGTTGCGCAGTTGGCGAAGCGTTTAGCGGCGCCGTTGGTAGATCCGTCGCAGACGGATATTGAGCGTGAGGTTGAAGCAGAGTCTGCTGCTCATGGTCCGGACCTCGGCGGCTCGAGACGGCGAGGTCGGTAGGGTATCCTGAGCTCAGGATGTCCCCTTGGGGGGACGCACACAGGTTTGTCTTGACTACTGTGTGCTAGGTGACAGGTCCCTTTGGGGTCTGTTACCTTAGGGAGTGAAGAGGTCCCCTTTTCTGGAGAGTCGATATGCGTCACAAGGTGAACAAGTCCCGCTCTGCTGGTCGGTTCAAGGCTCAGTCGCGAAAGACGAAGTCGATCAACCTGGCGAGGCCAGGCCGCGGTGGATTCCGGATGTGAGTTGCTTTCGCCCTCTCCAAGGCTCTAGGAACCCCGAGTCTGGTGAGGTGTGGATCGGGACCGATCCTACCCGTTCAGGTCGTTCCTTGGAGCTGCAATGCGGTTTGTGCATAGGTTGTATGTTGGACCGGTCTCGAGCGTGGGCGGTGCGGATTATGCACGAGGCCCAACGTTATGATCGGAGCTGGATGGCAACGTTCACGTATGATGATAAGGAGTTGCCGGAGGACGGGAGTCTGAAGTATGAGGACTTTCAAGAGATGATGCGGCGTTTAAGGGAGCGGATCCGGTCGAAAGGTCGGATCCGTTTTTTTTGTTCCGGAGAGTATGGTAGTATCCGGAGAAGGCCGCATTTTCACGCAGTTTTGTTCAACACTCAGTTTGGTGATGAACAGGAGTTGTTTAATGGTTCGTTTCGTTCCTCGGTCGCGGAGTCAGTATGGAAGAAGGGCGCGGTTCAGCTCGACGATGTTACTGTGGCTTCTGCAGCCTATGTTGCGGGTTATGTCGTGGAGAAGGCGACGAAGCGCTCTGGTTGGGCGCGGGCGCGTGCGCTGTTGCGGCGCAAGGCAAAGGCCGGGTACGACGTTGGCGATGCTTTGCTCCGGATCGCGAAAGAGGAAGAATTTGTTCGTATGTCTCTCAAACCGGGGATAGGTGCTCATTGGTACGATCGCTTTAAGGGCGATCTGTTTCCTGTGGATTACGCGGTGAGTCGTGATGGTCAGCGTTACAAGGTGCCTCGTTATTACTGGGAACGGTATCGTCGGGAGGCCGATGCCATGTCAGTTGAGTTGATAGAGGAAGGTCGGTTTCGGCGTGCGGAGCTGCGTAAGGAGGATTCGACGCGAGAACGGTTGGCAGTGCGTGAGGAAGTGGCGATTCGGAAGGTAGAGTCTCGTGGTGACCTTTAACGGAGGTGTGATGTGAAACTGTATAGCTTCTTGGACAAGAAGATGAGTATGTATGGTCCGGTCATGATGGGTCATAATGACGGACAGATGTCGCGTACGATCGTGGAGTCGTTTCGCGGTAGTAAGCATTTGGTGGAGAAGTATCCGGAGGACTTCGATTTGTACGAAGTGGGCGAGTTCAGTGAGCAGACGGGAGTAATTGAGTCGGCGGTGCGGTTTGTGTCGAATGCGTCAGTGTTTCTTTCCCCTAACGGAGTAAACGATGCCTAGTGGTCAGATGCGAAGTATCGATGCGCACCGGTTCGCTATGGTGCCTCGCCCTGATGTACCACGGTCGGCGTTTGATGTTGAGCATTATCATAAGACGACGTTTGACGCCTCGTATTTGGTGCCAGTGTATCTGCGTGAAGTGCTACCGGGTGATTCCATTCAATGCCGTATGGACGCATTTGTACGGTTGGCGACGGCAATCGTGCCAGTGATGGATAACCTGATTCTCGAGTCGTTTTTCTTTTTTGTGCCGAATCGGCTGGTGTGGACGCACTTCGAGGATATGATGGGCGAGAAGGCGACCCCGACGACGACGACGGATTATTTGGCTCCGACGGTGACGGTGCCTCAGAGTTCGATGACGGTCGGTAGTTTGTACGACTATATGGGTTTGACGATTAACTCAGTGACAGCGACAGATGACGTGGTAGTCGTGTCGTTGCCGTTCCGTGGGTATAACCTGATTTGGAATGAGTTTTTCCGGGATCAGGATTTGCAAAACCCGCTGGACGTGGATACAGACGATGGTCCGGATGATTTAGCGGATTTCGCGGTTAGGCTGCGTGGTAAGCGACACGATTATTTCACGACGTGTCGGCCTTGGCCGCAGAAGCCGTCGAATGCTACGGCGTTTTCGGGTTTGGACCCGTTGCAGCCGGGTGGAAATATGGTGTATGTGGATCAGGCTGCGGCTGGGTTCTGGTCTCAAGGTGCAGCGCCGGTGACGGGTCTTGGCTATACCTCGGCCAGCACGACTTCGGCTGGGCCGGCGGCGGTGAAGACTCCGGGGTATCGGACGATGAATTACGGTCCGTATTACCTGGATGATGGTCTACGTGTACAGGCAGGTTCGACGGATGGTCAACCAGATGTGAAGGTGCTGATTAATGATATCCGGACGGCTACGTTGATTCAGCAGATGCTGGAACGGGATGCTCGAGGTGGTACGCGGTACGCGGAGTTGTTGCGAGCTCACTTCGGTGTGTTGTCGCCGGATGCGCGGTTGCAGCGGCCAGAGTTTCTTGGTGGTGGCCGTACGATGATTACGGTGCACCCTTTGGCGCAGACCTCAGCGACGGAGATCGATGGTTCTACGACGGCGCTGGGGGAACAAGCTGGGATTGGTACGGCTTCGGTGTACCGCCATGGCTTTTCGCAATCTTTCACGGAGCATGGTTTCATTATCGGGATGGTGAACGTTCGTGCAGATCTTACGTATCAGAACGGTATTCACCGGATGTGGTATCGCCGTGGCCGGTTCGAGTTTTATTGGCCTGGACTGAATGGGCTTGGTGAGCAGGCGGTGCAGTTGCGTGAGCTGTACGCTACAGGTACGGCCGCGGGCGATGATTCGGTGTTTGGTTATCAGGAACGGTGGAGTGAATACAAGCACATGCCTTCGCGGGTGTCGGGAGCGTTCCGGTCGAGGATTACGACACCGCTGGATATGTGGCATTTTGCGGAGGAGTTCAGCGGGGCCCCTACGTTGAATGGGTCGTTCATTTCGGATAACGCGGTAGGGACGGTGACGAGAGTGTTGCAGACATCGTATTTTGCATCGCAGCAGTTTTTGGGTGATTTCCTGTTTTCGGATCGACTGGTGCGGTGTATGCCGATTTATAGCATTCCAGGCATGGGAGCTCGGCTGTAATGCCGATTAACGCGTTCCAGGTGCGTCAGGAGACGCAGGAGCCCGGTTGGTGGGAACGGAATAAGGATTGGGTGGTTCCCGCCGGTGCGGCGCTGGTTGGTGTTGCCGGTACGGCCCTTGGTGTGCGTGAAGCTGGGAAGAATCGAGCGTTTCAGGAGCGGATGTCCTCTACAGCTCATCAGCGGGAGGTAGAGGATTTGAAGCGTGCGGGTATTAACCCGATGTTGTCAGGGATGCAGGGTGCATCTCAGCCATCGGGAGCGATGGCGGATTATGGAGGTTTGGATCGAGCGGTGGCGAATGCGTTGGCGGTACGTCAGGCGAATGCGACGATCGAGTTGACGCATGCGCAGGCGAGTCAGTCCGCGGCTCAAGGGAGGCTTGCGAATACGCAGGCCGCGGATATTAGTACGACAGCGCCAGATCGGTACCGAGTGCTGGCTGAACAGGCGGCTCAAGGTGAGCTGTCGACGTCTCAGATTCGGCAGTTGATGCCGGAGCTGATTAAGCAGGCAAAGGCGCAGGTGTTGCAGACGCAGAATGCGGCTCGGCAGTCTCGGGCGCTGGCCGTGCTGGCGGAGCTCGATAAGGCTGGTCGTGTGAATATTGCGAAGTTCGAAGAGGAGATCGGTGCGATGGGCCCGTTTGGGCGGTATATCCTCGAGATTTTGAGGGCTGTGAAATGATCCCTTTGGGAGCTGGACTTCATGGGTACGATGCGAAGAAGGTTTCGGATGAGGCGGCGAGCCCCGGAGGGGGTCCCATGCTTACCCAGCAGCAATTCCAGGAAGACGCGGACATCAATGTCATTGTCCGTCGTTTTGGTCTCACTCGTAGTCTCCCTGTTGCTGTGGCTGCTGGCGTTTATGGCGATTTCACAGGTATTCACGATTTTCAGAGCGCGGTAGAGACGATTGAAGGAGCTCGCGCTCGGTTCATGCAGTTGCCGGCTCCGGTGCGGGATAAGTTTGGGAACGACCCGGGCCGGCTGATTCAGTATGTGGAGTCTCATACTCCGGAGGAATGGGACGCGTTGATGCGTCCTCCGGAGGTGTTGCCGGTTGTGCCGGCTGTTGTTGTCCCGTAGGGACGTGTGGGGGGGTACGAGGGGGGGCCGAGTGGCCCCCCCTTTTGTTTTGTATCACGGAGTGATGTATAGGTATGTTTGTTTTCGTTAGTTGCTGTTGGTTTTCGTGGGCGCGCGCGTGTGTTCGCGCGCGTTAACGTG